TCTCTATAGAAATTTCGTAGCTCCATAAATGCTCCAGCGAGTACCTGGCAGAACGGAGCAAGAGCGTCAAAGATAACAGAGCCCTCTCTCTTATCTACAGTGTCAGGCACATATGATAACGCCAGTCTCATGAGATTATCATATGTGTATTGCTCCAGATTATCTCCAATCATATTGCCACCTCCACTTCATAATCTAATTCTCCATACACAGTGTCTACATAGAAACTAACTGTCATGGTATCTACCGACACTCTGTTAAAGACAAAGTCTTTGACCTGTTTGATTCTGTCGTCCACCAGTAGTGCCTCTTCTATGATTTTAGGAATTCGAGTTACGATATAATCGTATTCTTTACCCACGAGTTTATTCAACTCATTTCCGTAATACCAATCATATATCTCATAGGCGTATTTACTGGTATCTAGAACCTTTTCGATGAACTGCATCACAGCGTCTCTGTCTTCGATATTTCCAATTATGCGACCATTTACCTTGTCCACTCGATAGGTCTTAGTCGGCATTATTTCGTAGTCAGAAGACTGCTCCTCAACATCATCTTCTAGAGTTACGTTTGTCGCGATTCCTGGAATCATGTGGGAATTACACCTTCCTTTCTCTGAAGAATGTAATACTTTTGACCTCGTGCCACCTTCAACATCATCACAATGTCGCCCACTCTAAGACCTCTCCACAGCATGATGTCAAAATCATCATCCTTTGGAAGTTGTGTATCTCTTGCGGGAACGGTGTGCGTGTGGGGCCCTTCTCCTGCGGCAGAGGTGGAGATAGACGGAACAACGTGAACATGATTGTGCTTAATGATGTTGTCTGTGTAGATGTGAGTCTCTTTACATAGTGCGCCCAGAATAAGAAATGTCTCAGACAATTCTCTCTGGTCAACTTTAACTTTCAAAGGATTGACAGAAATAACCTCACCTTCTACAAGGTCGACAACTTCATTCTGCGGAGTTCTACCTGCTCTACGCATCATTTCTGCCATCTTGTGACCGTCACTCACTTCTTACCACCTCCGTTTTTAAGTCCATAGTGTGCTCATCATTGTTTATTGTGTGAGTACACTCTGTGACGATTAGGTAACTATCCATAGACAGGTCGCCCAAGTCAGCAATTTTGCATCTAAAAACACAGCCTGCAAAGAATTCCTTTATGCCCAGACAGTGCAGAGTCAGGCTCCGTCTCGTGCTTTTATAATACTTTAACATCTGCTGGCCCATGGCGTCAATCTGCGCGAGACTCAGGTTCTCATCCACCTTCTCGTACAGTTGCAAGATGCCCCATCGCTGAATGTAGTTACTGTCAAATACTTCGAAAACTTCTCGCTTTCCAGTAGATTCATTGTCCCGATACATCTTTATCTTGTTGTAAACATCTTCATCAATAGAAGTCTCATAATCAAATCCAGTTACGAAAGATTTGTCACCTAGAATCTCTTTCCGGACACAAGACATTATATTCAGATGTTCGAGAGTTCCAAAGTTGTCTCTGATAAAGAACCACTTATTAGAGTTTGCAAGAGTGTCGTCTAAGGCATTCTTTATCATATCGTAGATAGAAGTTGCGTCTTCAGACCGAGGAGTGCAGACATGAGAACTTTTATCTACAACTCTGCTCTGTAACTGAAATTTGTTGCAGAGCGCGGTAAAAATCTGGTCGCTTGTCATGTATTCAAATACCGCAGAATCTTTATTCTTTAGGTATCTGAGCTGGTCATAGGCTGTGACCTTGATTGTCTTGACATCCTGGTCACGAGATTTCTTAAAGACATAGCCCTTGAACATATTGTAACCGTCTAGAATGACAGTTACCGTGGCTCCTTCCCAGAAGGCCAGAGGGCTGACAGCGTACACAGTAAACTCACATTTACCAGGATTGTCTTCCATATATGTCGTTATAGTCATTTCGCCTACGACGCTTGACACGTCGTAGGTGATATTGTTTCTATTGTCATATATGAATACTTTGAAATTGGTCATGCAAGCGTCACACTCCCCGCGGTAACCCATCCAAGCCATCCGCCAGAAGGTGTGGTAACGTGATAAGGATGAGTGCCCTTTTTATTGATGAAATTCACCTTTCCTTTATAGTTGGTGAATGTCTTTCCAGGTTTTGCTCCATAACTGTCATAATGAACACGACCATTTAAGATAACTTCGCATCCGACAGTTATCTCAGCAGGTTTGGGACTTACTTGCCCTTCAGGCGCCTGTGTGCCCACAGCGGTAACAGGCTTGTTCAAGGTACTTCCGGTTGTACCGGAGTTCTGAACAATAGCGACAGAATAGGGTTGATACCTCTTAAACTCAATAGAGTAGTAGGTGTCCTCATGGTCTCCGCCCTGATGGTACCACTCAAAATTCTCAATCACGACTTCTTCGTCGTAACCAATGCCGGTAACCGTCAGTCTACAGGGCTTTCGAGCATCTCTGATTGTTCTAATAAAGTCTACATAGAATTGAGCTGATTCAAACTGCCCCTTGGTACGAACCGCGGGGAACCAGCTCTCATAAGGGAACCAGCTTTCCCACGAAATATCATCTAGAACTCGTCTTCTCGGAATAACGATTTCACCTAGAGAAATAATCTCGTGAGTAGAGTTGTTTCCTCCCTCTGAAACATTAAATTCAGAGGGGTTGACAGGTATCTGAACAACTTGACCCTCAAAGGTAATAAAAATTCCGATATCCAATGTCAACCCCTCCTTTTAACTCACGAGTGAGGTAGCGAGTTGCTCCTCAACCATCTGTTCAATTACATCAAGAATCTTCTTAGCATCAGCCGTTTCTCTCACATCCCCAAAGGTAATATTCGCAGTAGGTGTCACAGTCTGCAGATTAAGCATGAACTCTCTTGCGGCCATATCTCTCATCAACTGAAGGTCTTCATCACTGATATCGACGTCACTGTTGATAGCGCCCACACTGTCAAGGTCTCCGCCGTTTACAGGGATACCGTTGCCGAGCATATCTTCGATATTTCCAAGACTACCAGCGCCTCCGCCTAGAAGTCCTTCAATATCTAGACCAGCAAGAGAATCAGAAATGCTATTGCCCATATCGGTTACGAAGTCACTTCCATATCCGTACCACTGACTACTCCAACCTTCCTGGAATGCTCCAACACTATTGTAGGCATCCGTAAAAGCGTCTCCGAGGTCTTGCATGGCCGCCTTGTTTTCTTCTATCTGTGCTTGGTCTGCGGCCTGTTTTTCTGCAAAACTCTGAGCCGCGTTGGTCACTCCAGAATAGTCAAATTCAATGAAAGGCAGCTTGTTCAGGGCCGCGGCGATATCGGCAATGAATCCGAGTATATCAGAGAGTACACCGTAGAAGAAACTTCTAATGCCGAGACCAATATTCTGCATACCTAACCAGGCGTTATTTATCAGAGCTCCGATTACGGCAATGACACCCTTGAAAAATCCAACAACTGCAAGAACACAGTTCCACAGCAGGCCTACGAACCAAGTTATTCCTCCCGCCACAGCGGCAAGAATTTCAGTTACGGTGAATCCAAAACTCATGAACAGCGCAATAAGAGCGGCGACAATTGCGATAACCAAGAGAAGCGGCCACAGCGCCGCAACCCAGCCAATGAAAGCAGAAATACCTGCCGCAAGCGCAACCGCTCCGAGAACCAGGAAAATCGCTGTGAGAAGCGGCACGTTACTGGTAATCATACTCACAAAATTAAGAAATCCAGTAACAACCCAGTTGAGAACAGTTCCGATGATGGTAAGAGCAACCGCCATAGCATTGAGGAAGGAAATACCGCCCTCACTATTTAACCACGCATTGATATTCCAGATAATTTCAGATAGAGCAGACAACGGCCCGTTTTCCATCTGAGACATAACACCCATAAGATACTGAATAGTATTGGCCAAAGCCGTCACACCTTGACCCCAAGTCTTAGGTGCCTTGTCATCAAATGTGGCGTCAATCTGGTCCTGCATAGCGGAGAACGCCTTGATTACGACATCAGACGTAAGTTCGCCCTGAGCACCCAGTTCTTTCAGGTCACCGATAGTAGTTCCGATATACTTATCGTCTACCTTAGCAAGACCTTCTGCGAGCATCTGAGCAAGATAAGGAGCCTGCTCACGGATGGAACGAAGCTCATCGCCCTGTAATACGCCGGACGATAGACCCTGAGACAACTGAAGAATGGCTCTTTGATTCTCTGCAGAAGAGCCACCAGACAGTACAAGTGCTTTATTGATAGTCTCTGCCATTCTTGCAGAGGCTTCAAGAGAGCCCTTTTGCTGTCCGAAAACTCCAGACATGGCGATACGTGATGTCAACTGAGAAGTGGCAGTTAGGTCAGACCTAGACCTTTGCGCGGCCTGATATACCATGCCGTATGCCTGAGACGACGTGGTACCAGAATAATTGAACAACTGCAATCGAGCCATGTCAGATATCGCTTGGTCTACCTTATTTGTAAGCGATGTCAACGCTCGCATTATATTCTGGATTACATATATTCCAGATGCAAGGTTCTGCCACATCATGGTAGAGCCTTTATTTATAGAAGAGAAAGTATTGGTAAATGCTGTGCCCATTCTATGCACACCAGATATGAGCATAGACGGAACCTTTACGAGTCCAGACAGTCCTTTCAATGCAAGGCCCGCCGCCCCGTAACCTCCTGCTCTTAGAGAAGTCATGAGTCTAGAACCTAGGCCCATATTTCCGAGCATTCTAGGTTGATTGAGTAAACTACTTCTTTTACTCATCATTCCCGCGCCCATAGAGCTTAAGGCGGCAGAAGCTCTGTTTGCTTGAGTTTGAATATTCTGAAGAGAAGAGGACAATCTAGACGCACCAGTGTTCGCCTGATTAAATGCCAATACAGAGTAGTTTCCGAACTTCTTCAAGGCATTATTCGCAGACTCTATATCTTTAGCCGCTCTCTGATACGCCTTAGACTGTTTACCTCCGCTCATCTGTTTATCTACCTGTTGCATAACACGCAAGGTAGAATCCATCGCCTTCATGATTTTACGGAGAGTAGGCGACATCTGGTCGGTCAACGATATAGAGTTTCTGATTGTGGCCATATGCCGCCTACCTCCTTCTTACTGAACGACGAGATTTTCCACGGGTTTTACTTTCTAACTTCTTACGCTCTTTTTCTTCTGCTTCACATCTCTCTGATATGAAAGCATACATCAAGGCTCTCTCTGCAGGAGGAAGGAAAGCGAATTCACTGGGTTTCCACCTGAGTTTCATCACTGCATAATAGCAGTACCAGGTGTCGCCATCCTTCTCCTTTAAGAGTTTTTTGCCTCTTCCATCTCCTCTTCCACATCAGAATCGAAGCCGGAAAGTTCCAGAACCTTCTGAGCGATATTGGCAATCTCACCTGCCAAAAAGCATTTATACAGAAGACGAGAAGAGTCAGGCACACCTGCGGCCTTGATAAATTCAGGGTCCTTCAGGTTGGGGTCTACAAGGCACTCCACGCAAATGAGCTCGTTGAACCTCTTAGTGTTGAAGCGACGCTTCTTAGCACTATTGGGATTCTCAATGCACAACTGCTGAAAACTGTTATACTTGTCACCATCCAGAGCGCGAATGGTGATAGGATGGTCCTTCATACGACCGCCCAGGTTGATGGTCTTTTTCAGGTCAGCCACGTTAGACTGAAGAAGAAACTGCTGAAGAGCATTCATGATAATTTTCCTCCTATGAATTTTATTTTATGGTGATGGGTGTTCCGTTTTCCTTAACCGCCTAACTCAGGCACAAGGAACTCGTCCAGGATGTCGACATCGTCGAACGTGAAACTCAGGTCCTCATCCAGAACCTCAGATTCCACATCGAACTTGGCGACAATCACAGAGTCGAGAGTGCAGTTCTTGAGAACCGTTGTCTGCGGGCCTACAGTAGACCCAGGGTCATTATTGGTGACAGTGATATCAAAGTAGACAGGCACGCCCGTCTTGATATACTGAATCACCATCTTGCGGAAGAGCGAGGTAACATAATAGATGGTCAAATCACCGGAGCCGGACCATCCATTAGGCTTGTGCTGAGCACCTCGATGACCAAGAGTGAAAACCTCTGTCTTGTTGACCTCTACAGTAGCCTCCAGGTTCTTACCCCAGAACATATTCTCTACAGTAGAAGAGCCGTCAGCATTTTTCACCACCATAGTGGCAACTGCTTCCTGACCAGATATTACGTCACCAGCCTTAAGATAAGCCATTTATCACACCTCCAATCCCATTAAGCGTTGACATTGACCGTCATATAGAGCTTCTCCATCGAATCCACGGGCTGAACAGTGAGGTCTACAACGACAGCGTCGACGGCCTCGCCGGGCAGAACAGTGATATCCGATGCACCGTCAAAGTTGGTGACGGCACGAATGCCCTGAAGCTGGTCAATGAGAGAAATGATTTCGGTCTTAAAAGAGTTACGCCCGGTCTCGTCATTGTCCACCTTACCGCAGTAGTTACGGTTGAAGACAAGAGCAACGCTGTTTCCGATTTCATCCAGAACACGAATAACGCGATTCTTAGAGAACGCATAGTTCTTGTCCACGGTGAACTCAGTGAGAGTGTTGATGTCCTGCTCCACGCATACCGCGCCGTCCTGACGATAGGTGAGAATGAAGCGACCAGAAGACAGAGCGTCCTCGATGTCGTCCTCCAGCACCGGGTTGATAATCTCAACACCGTCCTCTACAACAGAGGCAGTCAGGCTCTCATTTACCTGAGCGCCCGCGGTATGAGACGCAACCCAAATCATGAACAGCGTGTCATCCACGGTCTCGGTAGAAGTCTTGAAGCCCTGGTCGACAGAAATGATGCCTTCGTCATTGGCCTGAGTGTAATCATACACCACGGCCTGTACTTTCTTACCGCGCTTGTTACGCCAGATGTCCACCTTGTCCTTAATAAGCGGAGCGAGAGTAGAAGTTTTGTCGTACATAGCGAGGCACTGGAAATTCTTAGTGTCCAGAAGATTCCAGAAAGTGGCATACGTCGTGTCATCCACCTCACCGTTGGTACCGCCTACGAGAGGAGTACCCGCGGTCTCCGGAATAGCGGTAGCACTCTGACCGCTTTCCACTTCAAAGACGACATAGTTGGACTCCAGCTCTTCCAACTGAGAAATCTGAGTTACGATGAACTCTTCCTTGAGAATATTGGACAGCAACACCTGAATAGTGTACTGCCCAGTGGCGGGCTTGTCCTTTACACTGACAACGGTAATCTTATTACCAGTAGTACCCGTGTATTTTGCAGTAGCGGTAAGAACACCCGCAGAGATTTGGGCAGACGCCTTAACACCGCCGCGGTCCGTGCGGAACAGCAGAGCGTCATAACAGCCCGAGAGAGCCACGCGAAACGGCAGAGACTCTTCCGTGTCAAAAGACGTTACACCAACCTTAGGCAGGCTCGCACCACTCAACAGCTCATTGCCGTTGAGTTCGATAAGCTCGCCTTCTACGCCCCAGGTCATAGGCATACCCACGGCGACGACACCGCGTTCACCGAGAGTGCCTACAGCTCTAGGCACAGACACGAAGTTGATGTATGCACCAGGACGCTTCTTATTCTGAACAGTCCAGGTTCCACCAGCCGGCATAATATATCACTCCTTATCTTTAATATGCTCACCATAGGTGAGAGTTTGCATATCAGGTATGACATCGGGGACTTTACGGACTCTAAAGCCATACTTGAATATGACATGAAGGACATTTTCTTCGACCTTCCACTCTATATCTCCTGCCCGCACTTGCTGGCCATCGAAAGTAAGTGTGTCCAGACAGTCCATAACCATCTCAGCGACGCCTCGTCCCCACGTCTGAACATTGGTCTGCATCTTAGCAGGATGACATCTAATATCTACGAGATAATTCCGCCATCCATATCCTCGAAGTTGGTGAATGTGTTCCGTATCTACTGAATGAATGAAAATATAGGGAGGTGATGCACCTTGGACAGGTGTATCCTTATAAATCTCCTTAAACTGAGTTGTAGAGAATCTATTTCTCAGTCGTGTGGAGATATCAGAGACAATTTCTTGCCCTGTAAGAACTTCTGCCACTACATCACCCCCAATGAATCTAGAAATCTCTGAAATGCTCTGTTGAATCTTGCTGGCATCTGTCTTTCTATGACCATGATAGACACGGTCATCATGAAATATCCTTCAACCCAATCAGCACTTCCTTCCGCCGCTCCGGATTTATAAGGTTTGGCATGACCATATTCTACATGAGTCGCATAGTCCATCGAGTTGACAAACCAGCATTTAAGAGTATCTCCCTCGCGAGTTATACCACCGGAAAGTTGCCAGTGATTACGAAGGTCACTCGTATCTACTGGAGTTCTAAACTTGACCTCACGAATGAATCGCATACCTTCCTGAAGAAGGAAATTGTGAAGCCACTTGTCGAACTCTTTGTCCAGTTTATTGAAGTTATCTCTAAACTGTTTGAACTCTCTGTAGTCTAGGCCCATTTATGCCTCCTCGTCTACCCGCAAGAACACCTCTTGATGGGAGGTATACCAGGAGGGTTTAGACACCACACCTTCGTATGTCTGCTTCACAGCGCCGGTGTCGTCCAACCGCCTGACAACGACATAGTCTCCTGCTTTGATATCCACATCTGGTTCAAAGAACAGTTTAGGATTAAATCTAACAGGATGCTCATCTACCTCAGAGTCTGTGCCTGTGTCGTCACTCGACATCGAGATTCTACACTTCACATCCGTGTATAGAGGGTCGGGTTGATAGAAAATGTCAACGGATTCGTCTTGATTTTCGCCCTTGTCCGTTCTGTAGATATCCGCTCGGTCATCGTACAGAAGGGCGAACAGTTTACCCAGCCCGGCGAGCTTCATTACAGAATCCTCCGAAACTGATTCAACTGCTTCGTGTAAGACATCACGATTTCATCTAGATTCGCATTATGCGACTGCAAGATACGACTTCTAAGATTACTTCGATATTTGTCTCCCATATACACGCTGGTGTCTCCGACCTTTACGGACGACAGGTCAGATACATCAATAGCATCCAGCGGGTCTTCAGGTTTGTTGTTCATCTCGATGTCATAGAGGATGAGGTCGACGACCATATTCGCCCAGACAAAGTTGAGAGCAGGTGGAACACGGGGAATCTGACAGTAGTTGAGAATACTCTGTTCTACTTCTTGGACCCGCATCAGAATTTCGTCATCAGTGAGTCCTCCGTTTTCCATATCTGTGATTCTCTTATTCTTCGCTTTGACGATTTTAATGACTGCGAGATATTGCTCCTCTCTTGTCATGTCGGCCATCTACCTCATCCTCCTTTCACATCTCACTTGTCAAGGGCCTCCACAATCGTATTGAAAATTTCAGCCTTCTTGGTCTTGCCGGTAATGTCAATGCCTTTACTCTCTGCAAATGCAGTGAGTTCAGCGACGGTCATATCAGGAGTAACCGTCACCTCTGCATTGTTCTCCGCCTTGTCGGTGCTCTCTTCCGTATTAACGGGAGGCTCCACAGGCGGTTCCACTACAGGAGCAGGCTTCTCGATGATGATTGCGCCAGCCTTCACGAGATTCTGAATATCGGCATCATCAACCTCAAATACAGTGTGGGCAGGATATTTAGTCCTCTTGTATTTTACGGTTACAGGGAATTTGACCTTATACATCGTAGACCCTCCTCTCTACACAATCAAGCGGTGTACTTGATGTTGAAGACGTTGTCCATATTCTCGAAAGAGGGCAGGACAATCTCAGATACCCAGTTGATGATGTTGACAGGCAGAGCTTCCTTCTTCGTGCAGACAGCGACGCCGGTGTTCACGACACGAACGTCGGCCAGAGGATTACCGCCCAGAAGGTCAGCTTCCTCAGGAGTAGTGCCGAAGCAGGTCTTACCCAGGTCACCATCAGTGAACAGCGTAGCACACCCACGAGTCGGGTAGAAGTAGGCGGGGTTCTTGTTGAGGTCGGTGTACATCTTCTCATACACCTGAATACGCATACCAATGAGGCCTTCGATGTAGGACTTAACCTGAGCATCGGTGACAATCACATTGGCAGCCGCCGCGGCCAGCGGGTTCATACCCAGTCGAATCTTAGCATTGGCAAGCAGGTCCTGCCAAGTACCAAAACCGATGACCATAGATCGGAAGAGCGTCGTGTAGGGAA